TGTCCTGACCAAGTAGATTATAAAGTAGTTGCACAAAAAACAATTCAAACATTACTTAGTTGTGTACCACCTCAAGTACCAGGTATCAACTTCTTATCTGGTGGTCTAAGTGAAGAGGCAGCATCAGTTTATCTAAACGAAATGAATCTAATTGGTGGAACACCTTGGAATGTTTCATTCTCATATGGAAGAGCATTACAACATTCTTGTTTAAAAGGTTGGTTAGGTTCTAATGTCAAAGATGGACAAGCAGCTCTGATTGCAAGAGCACAGGCAAATTCAGAAGCAGCAAGGGGATTATACGTGCCAGGCTCTCAACCATCCTCTGATGAGCAACTATTTGTAGCTGGGTATACCTATTGATATGTCTGCATTCCAAAACAATAAATAATTGTTACGGGAGGTAAAGACAGATGTTACACTTATTAGGTAAAGGACAAGCACCAGAATGGAACGAAGATAAACACGATATAGAGGAGGTCTTTGCTCTTCTATGTTACCGTGGAATTCACTATGCAAAATGGGTATGTATAGATGTCATTATGGAAGGTCCTTCTTGGTTTCTAAATAATCCAAGGAAAGATGATACTACAACTAACACCTAACACACATCCAATATTACACGAAAGAGTCAAACCGTGTAGTAAGGATTTAGACCGTCGTGAAATGTCTCGTATTCTAAAAGAAAATATGATACATTACGAAGGAGTTGGTTTGTCTGCAAATCAACTTGGTATTGGTGAAAGAGTTTTTATTATGATGTTGAATATGGAAACTGAGGAAACAATTACTTGTTTTAATCCTCGTATTATTAAAAGATATGATGATGATGTTTGGTGTGAAGAGGGATGTTTATCATTTCCAGATGAGATTATAAATGTTAAGAGACCAGATAGAATCGTTGTAAAATACGAAGATGAAGATAAAAAAGACCATAAAATAAAACTCAGTGGAATGGCAGCAAGAGTTTTTCTACACGAGTTTGATCATTTAGAAGGAATTGTTTTTACTGAAAGACAATAAATAATCAAAAAGATAATGACTAGTTCGGCATTCGGAAAACAAATAGCAAATAGAAATTTTCTATCAGGAGTTGGATTCAAATTTAATTTGACTAAGTTCCCAAAGGTTGACTTTTTCTCAAATTCTGCTAGAATACCAGAGTTAAGCCTTGAACTAGCACAACAAGCATCATATTTAAAAAATATTGCTGTACCAGGTGAAAGACTAACCTTCGGTGATTTTACTCTTCGTTTTCTTGTTGATGAAAATATGGAGAATTATCTCTCAGTTTATAATTGGTTGACAGGTCTAGGATTTCCAGAAACTACCAAAGAATTTTCTGATTTGATTAAAGACTCTGATGGTCAAAGAGATCCAAAAGAAGCATTCTGTGATGGAACTCTAAGAATATTAAACAGTAATTATCGTGAAGTTGCAAAGGTTAAATTTAAAGACTTATTTCCAATATCTTTATCATCACTTGACTTTGATGCAACAAATACTGATGTCCAGTTCTTTACAGCAGAGGCAACATTCAAATATACAATATACGATTTAGTAAGTAGTACTACATGAATCTTGAACAAATTCAGGAGATGTGGGAGAAAGACTCCAAGATCGATCCTGATAATTTACATGATGAATCACTAAAAATACCCCAACTCCATTCAAAGTATTATACAATCTACAATACGATTACTTTGTTGCGTGAGAGGGCAAGAGAGCAATATGCTAAAGTTAGATTAGAAAGATATAATTATTATACTGGTAAAGCAACTGCAGAAGTTTACGCAGAGGAACCATTTCCATATAAGGTTCGTGAAAAAGATGCGATTCAAAGACATCTAGAAGCAGATGATAAAATGAATAAAGTCGATATGAAGATTAAATATTATGACATAATGCTTAAGTTTTTGGAAGAAGTTATAAGGGCAGTATCTAATCGAACATATCAAATTAAAAATGCGATTGAATGGAATAAGTTCCAAGCAGGTTATAATTAATAAATAGATTAGTAGAATTACTAATACAATGAAGCCAACTCCAAGAGAAACAAAAAAGATTCACGAGAATTACGAGAAAGTAAAACAGCATCTGATTGATGAGAAGTATGCAGTTGATTCCGATTCTGCAGATAAAATTATCTCAGGTATGAGTCAGGATTGGTTTGATACTATAGTAGGATGAAAACATTTCAACAGTTTACAGAGCAGTATAAACAAAATCCTGGAATATATTCATCTGGATTCGCCTTTCCTATTAAAAAAGGTGTTCCTAGAAACGTGATGTCGCAAGATAATACAACTAAAGATAAACAAGCACAAATAAATTATCCTGAATTTCAAAAATTTTTAAAACAAAATGTTGGAAAACAAATCTGGCAAAGATTCTCACCAAGTAATGAAGTTGAGTATCTTAATAGAGAAACAATGAAGTTTCAAAAAGATAAACCATCTAAAGGAACTAGAGCAATGAATCCTAATATTAAATTTTTACCACCAGGATAGGTTCATAAAAAGATGAAAACCTATAAGCAATTACAAGAGAGTATAGTCAGAGCTTTAGCAAGGTTTGGTAATGTAGGATTGCGTGTTGCATCTCAGGCATCTAAAAGTAAAGGATTGCGTAAAGTTGCATCTCAGGCATCTAAAAGTAAAGGTGCAAGAAGAATCTTAGATGCTACTGCAAGAAGAGCGAAGTTGGATCAATTAATTATAAAAAATCAAAAAAGGTTGTTAAATATTCGCCAAAAAGAAACTACATCTTTTGCCAATCCAAATATGGTGAAATATAAGAAAACTCATAAGTTTGGTCTCAGACAGAAACCAGACGGTACTTACGAGTATAGACAAAAAAATAAATTTCCAGATTATTTCACTTACCAAAATCCACCTCATTATGGAAGCACACGAGGTATATTAAATCCAAAATCTACAAGTCAATCAGAACCATACAAAAACCCTTTTAAAAGATATGAAAAAGTTGACAATATAAATCGACCTGAAAAAATACCACCAAAAGTAAAGAAGAAACTTGATGACTTAGATAATTTGCATGGTAATATGGATTTTTCAGTTCAAAGAACTCAACAAATAAAAGGTAAAACAAAAGAACCTTTGAATTATAGACGTTCATCTGGTGCCAAAGGTATAGATACAATTGATAGATATCCAGGTTTTACTGCTGCAGATGCTCAACAAGAATTTGGTAAATTTAAGGGTGGTGAGTATGCACCAAAAATTAGTGGAAAGGGTATCACATCATATCATGGAAAAGTAGGTGGATATTATGGAAAAGGTAATAAAGCAAAAAGACGAGCAGGTGAAAAGGTTGAAGTAGCAAGGTTTCCTGGAATTGGAAGGGAACAATATAGAGCAACAGGTTCAGGATTAGTACCTGGCTTAAGTGGAGATATAAGAGTAAATCCTGGTTCTAAGATTGGTAGAGTGGTTGATGTTGAACAATCAATAGCAAAAAGTAAAGCGAAGAGAGAGAAACTTAAAGTATTACAACGTCGTCAATCTGAAATCAAAAAAGGAAGTAAAAGTATGCAAAAAGAAATTGAAGCAATGAGAAAAAGATTAGGGGGTCGATAAGGCAATGAAAACTTTTAAGCAATTCCAAGAAGCTGTAGACAAAAAATTACCACCAGTGAAAAAACTTCAAGGTGGAGGTGGTGGCACTGATTCAATTATGAGTACATCAAATGCTAAATCATTAGGAAAAAGAATAAAAGATGCTGGTAAAATAGCAACCATACCTGCTAGATTTTTACTAAACATTAAATCAAAACAAGACCCTACAGAAAAATTTGCTGATTCTTATAAGACTCCAAAAGAAAAAGTTTCTAGTGCAATTAGTGATTATAAGAAAAAAATAGGTTCATAAAACACAACTAAATAATTGATATTGATCGATGTTATGTCGCATTTGATAATATCAAAAAAGAATGAAGTGCATCTTCAGATTGAGTCTGATATGCATGTATATTATGAGTTAGCAGACTATTTCACCTTTGAAGTGCCTGGTGCAAAGTTTATGCCAACTTATAAGAATAAGTATTG